AAGATATAGCTAAGGAGATATACAGAGTAACAAAAAAAGGTGGTGTGGTCGTTTGGGTTGTTGGGGATGCTACAATAAAAGGAAGCGAGACAGGCACAAGCTTTAAACAAGCTTTATATTTTAAAGAAATAGGGTTTAATCTGCATGATACAATGATATGGCAAAAATCAGTTTCACCTTTTCAGCACAAAAATAGGTATATATCCTGTTTTGAATACATGTTTATCCTGTGTAAGGATAAAGGACCTCGAGTAGTTAATTTCCAGAATATGGGCTTAGGTATAATGTATGGGACATACCTGCTTGCATGTCTTCAATCGAAAGGACAGGTCACCCCGCACAATTCCCTATAACCTTAGCGAAAGATCATATCATCTCATGGTCTAATGAAGGCGATGTTGTTATGGATCCGTTTTTAGGTTCTGGGACAACTGGCGTAGCTGCTAAGAATCTAAACAGACGTTTCATAGGAATAGAAAAAGATAAGGAATATTTTGAGATATCCCAATCAAGAATAGCAAGTGCAAACTTGAGAGTAGTTGATGACTTAGATTTACTATAGAGGTGGAGGATGATACCAGTGCAATGTTTCAGAGATACACCTACATGTGACTTTTGTGGTGAGATTCTGGGAGATCAAGTAGATTTTCAAGGTGTGAATAATGTGATTATCTGTCTCAGGTGTGTTAAAGCTTTTTACGTAATCAATGAGAAGTATGAAGAAGAAAAATCTTATATGAGATCACATGTCTCTATAAATGTCCCTGTACCCAACCATAATTTTAAAGTGTTTGAAGGTGGTAAAAAGTCATGAGGATAGTAAGGTACTACTTTTATGCTGTATACATAGCAGTACTACTACTTATATCTCCTATAGTACATTTGTGTGATTGTATTGCAAAACGCCTATTCAAAATGAGGTGGTGGTCATGAGTGAAGACCTATCGGAGATAATGCTCTCAGATGAAGAGTTCTCTGAGTATGAAAAGCTCATGGCGGAAGAGGATGCTTATCAAAACTTCCGTGGGTTTATCAAGCACACAATGCCTAACTATGATTTCAATTGGCACCACGAAGTTATGATCGAAATTCTGCAGAGTCTGGCACATACTACAGATCGTAGGATTATGATATTCATGCCTCCTCGGTTTGGTAAGTCTGAATTAGTCTCACGTAGGTTTCCTGCATGGATACTTGGCAGAAAACCTGACACTAGAATTATGGGTTGTTCCTACTCTGCAAGTCTTGCAACTCGATTCAGCAGTGACGTTCAACGCATAATGGAGGATGAGAAATATCACACCGTATTTCCAGACTCAATGATTCCTAATGCAGATTTTTCCAAAGGTCATCCTAATAACAACAAATACAAAAGAACAAACTCCTTCTTTGAAGTCATAGACAACAGAGGGTATCTACTAAGTGTAGGTGTTGGTGGTTCAATTACAGGACTTGGTGCAGATCTATTTGTAATAGACGATCCTGTTAAGAACGAGGAAGAAAGTAATTCAGAAGTTTACCAGGAAAAGGTTATTGGTTGGTATAACTCCACTGCATATACCCGTCTAGAGAAGGGAGCCAACATGATCATTTGTCAAACCCGTTGGCATAAACAAGACCTCTCTGGAAAATTAATAGAAGAGATGGAGTATGGTGGAGATACGTGGGAAATAATAAACCTTCCTGCCTTGGCTATTGAAAAGAAGGACCTCAGAGATCCACGTAAAACTGGTGAGCCTCTGTGGCCGAACAAGTTTAACCTTGACAGAATGGAGAAGATTAAAAAGCAGGTTGGTTCTAGAGTCTGGTCTGCACTCTATCAGCAAAACCCTGTAATCGAAGGTGGTAACATAATCAAGGAAGCTTGGTTTCAATATTACACCACACTCCCATTTGATGTTAACAATTGGAGGGATTGCTACATTGTACAGTCCTGGGACTTAACCTTTAAAGACACTGGAAAGTCATGGGTTGTAGGTGTAACGATTGCTAAGAAGAATGCAGACTTTTATCTATTAGACATGTACCGAAGGAAGGCAGATTTTCCAGAGACTAAAAAGGCTGTCAAGGCTATGGCTGATCGATACCCGATGTGTAAGGCAGTCCTTATAGAAGAGAAGGCAAACGGTTCTGCAATACTTGCAGAGCTGAAGAAAACTGTCTCTCACATGATACCTGTACAGGCTACCGTTTCTAAGGATGAAAGGCTCCATGCTGTGGCTCCTGTATTCGAGGCTGGTAACTTCTACCTACCTCTCAATCATCCTATGAATAAAGAGATAGTGGAGGAGATGATAAGTTTCCCCAATGGTGGTACCGATGACATTGTTGATGCAATTTCCCAGGCTATTTTGAGGTTCCAGGAACTAAAGGGTCTGAGACATTTGATGTCCATCACTAAGTGGTAAATGTGAGTAGAGTGTTAGAAAAACATTGACATAATATGGTAGAATAGTAATAAACAATAAAAAATAGGGGTTAGAAATGGCGAAAAAGGCAGTTAAGGTAAAAAAACCTGCAGTGAAGACTAAAAGTAACCGTTGGCGAAAAAGGCAGTTAAGGTAAAAAAACCTGCAGTGAAGACTAAAAGTAACCGTGATGGCTGGTCAAATATAGCCACAGGGATGGGTGGATCTAAGGATAAATCGACTTATTCTACTCTTGCTTGGAAAAGGACAGATCGGGCTACAGCAGAGAGTTTTTATGCTGCTGATGAGATGGGATCTAAGATTGCACGCATAATCCCCTATGATGGCACCAGAGAGGGTATTAGATGGAATATGGACAAGGCAGAGGATCAGAAAGAAGTCTCTAAGTTCATCGATGCTGAATTTACTAGATTAAAGGTATGGAAAACCTTCTCATGGGCTTGGACCCTGGCAAGAGTTTATGGTGGTGCCATAGTCTACATGTCAATAAATGATGGCAGGTCTATTTCCCAACCAGTAAACTGGAAAAAAGTCAAGAAGATAAATTCTCTACGGGTGATTGATAGGCATGAGCTGGATTTCAACTCTCTGGATATCATTGCTGAGCTCTCAGACCCAAAATTTGGTACTCCTAAAAAATACAAGTACCAGCCTTCAACTCTTATCGATGGTGCTGCAGAGATAGAAATTCACCACTCAAGGGTTATTCGTTTTGATGGAATGCTACTCCCTACTAGATTATATATAGATAACTACTACTGGCATGATTCTATCTATGGAACCTTGGCAACAGCAATCCGAAACTACTCAACTACTCATGAGGCTATCTCTCCCATTATTCAATCTATTGCACAGCCCGTGTATAGAATCGAAGGACTGTCTGAGGCTATAGCTATGGACCAGGATGAGCTCATCCTAAAGAAGCTCCTGCAGGTGGAACTAATGAGGTCCACTGTTCAGGCCATAGTTCTGGATAAAGAGGATGAATTCACCACTGTAGCTCAAAATGTGACAGGTGGTAAGGACCTTGCAGAGCTCACTATTCAAAGGCTGGTTGCCGGGTCTGATATCCCTCATACTAGACTACTGGGACAGTCCCCTAGTGGACTAGGTGCTACTGGACAGTCTGAACTAATAAACTACTATGACAGTGTAAAATCTATGCAGGAGGATAATCTAAGAATACCCATTGAAACTATGATGGAGGGAGTCTTTGCTCAAATGGGTGCAGTCAAAAAGCCAGAAGATCTATCCTTCCAGTTTAATCCACTATTCCAAATGGATCAGGAGTCAGAGATTAAGGCTCGAATGATGCAAGCCAAGGTTGATACTGACTACTATAATATGGGTGCTGTTACTGTAGAAGAAGTAGCGGAATCTAGATATGGCACTGGTAGGTATAACTACGAGACAGTCATAGATTTATCTAAGGCAAGAGTGCCAGGTGGTGTGGTTGCTGAAGAAGAAAGAAAGGCAGAAAGGACAGCCAGTACTGTGGGACAACCAACTGCAGGACTAGTAACTGGTCAAAAATCTGGCGACTCGGATTTAGCTAGTCTATAGAGGTAAAAATGAGTATCGTAAGTGAATATCCTACAATTAATCCCTTCAATGATGTAACAGCGGGGAGAGTTATTGGTTGGTGGAGTGGTGGAGTAGCTAGTGCTATAGCTTGCAAGCTTGCACTAGAAAAATATGGAGATGCTGTAGAGCCTGTTTTCTGTGACACCACTATTGAACACCCTGACACCGATAGATTCATGCAGGCTTATGAGAAGGTGATGGGTGTTAAGATCAAAATCATAAAATCTCACAGGATGACAAATCCTGAAGAGGTTTGGTATAGGTACAAAGGGTTAAATTTTGCAAGTGGTGCGCCTTGTTCAATGGTCATGAAGAAAGAACCTAGAATTAAGTATCAGGACATAAGAAACGACTTTGCTCAAGTGTTTGGCTTTGACTACTGTAAGAAAGAAATAAGACGTGCAAGTAACATGCTTGCCAACAATCCTGATCTAAATCCTATCTTTCCACTAATAGTTGAGCGATTCGATAGAGATTTAATTTTTAAGGAGTTAGACAGGTTAGGTATCAAACCACCCGTTACCTATAACCATTTCTTGAACAACAATTGCATAGGTGCAGATGACTCCCCTATTGGGGGGTGTATCCAAGGTGGGGTGGGATACTGGCAGAAAATTAGAAGTATCTACCCAAAGAAATATGCTTATATGGCAAATATAGAACATGAGCTATCCGTTCTGAAAGGAAAGCCTGTCACTATTTGTAAAGATCAGCGTAAGGGGTATAAAGGCAACAGACTGTTTTTAGAAAAAAGCCCTGACTTCCCTGATGTCCTAACAATTGACGTTATAAAAGGCAGACAACCTGTAGGGTATTTTGAGTGTAATGGGTTCTGTTCTACCATGGAACCTGACATGGATGACGACCTAGATCTGAGGTATTTGTAGTTTGCCTATGAAGTGCAACAGTGGTATACTGTCACACTATGATAGTATACCACTGTTTTACTTGCATAGTTCCTTAATATGTAATATCCTTAGATATATCTTTTTTAAGGATTGCTTATGAAGAATGTAGATTTTTTCAATTTAGATGAGTCCGGTGCAATCGAGGTAATGCCTAATGGTTTTATTTCTATTACTGCTAACCTTACTCGGACAGGTATATTTACCTACAGACACGTAAGACCTGATGGTTCCATCAAAATCATGAAACAACTTCGCATTGAAGAAGAAGTTTTCTCTGAAGAGGCTATGGAGTCCCTAGCAGGTTTACCTATTACAAACAACCACCCAAATGAATTAGTTAGTCCTGAAAACGCAAGTGAGTACATTGTAGGAATGGCAAGTGATAATCCTAAACGGATACATGCTCCTGTTCAAGGTGACTCAGAGGACTACATTCAACAGAGGCTCACAATCTTTGATGATGGTGTCATTGACATGATCCAAGGAAAAGAAAAAGGTGAGATGAGTCTAGGATACCAGTGCGAACTTGATTTCGTTCCTGGTGAGTATAAGGGTGATCAATACGATTGTGTCCAGAGAAATATTCGATACAATCATGGGTCCATAGTCGATCAAGCTAGAGGTGGACCAAACTGCAAGATACTACTCGATGGTACTGAAGTCATGTTAGATGGCTTAAGTGGTGACGAGTCTAATATTAACAATGGTGAGGAGCCGAACGTGAAAAAGTTTACTTTTGACGGGACGGATTACCAAGTCGAGGATAACGTACATGGACTTCTTACAAGCCTTGTTACAAAGTTAGATTCGGCAGATGACTTGGTAAAAACCGGCAAATCTGACCTGGACAAGAAAACTGCAGTTTGTGATGATTTAGATTCACAAATTAAAGTTCTCAAAGACAGTTCAGATGACAAGGAAGGGTTTAACGCTGCTGTAAAAGCTAGAGTTGAGCTTGAGAGTGCAGGACGTAAAGTCCTAGGTGATGAAATTGCTCTTGACGGACTTACTGATCGTGAGATCAAGGAGAAAGTTATTGGCAAGGTAAGACCTGATTCTGTTCTTGACGGTAAGTCTGATGACTACGTTGGAGCTAGATACGAGATCGCACTAGAAGATGCTGCTGATGATAAAGAAGTAGTAAAAAATGGTGAAGAAGATCTAGGCAATAACATCAATAACCAAGATGCTAGTGATGGCAAGCCCGATGCTGAAAAAGCAAGACGAGCTGCATGGGATCATGACTCTAAACTATGGGAAGGAAAATAATATGTCAGCACAATTAACATACAATCAGTCACCAGCCATAGGCTTTGCTGGACAGATTGCTGAGAATTTTACAAGCCCGAAACAAATTGACTCTGGACTAGCTGAAGCTACCTATCAGGTAACAACAGTTTTACAAAGTACAGATTATGTATCTTTGAACTCAGTTGTTGTTACACTTGATGGAGCAGCTCTTGCTGCAGATGTTTGGGTAGATTCTCATTCTAATTTGTTAGCTGCTGTTGCAGCAACAATTTTGGCTGAAGCTGCAGTTACTTCCGCAGCAGTTTCTGGTGATGACACAATCACAGTTACTTTTAGTGATGGTCTTGTTCACACAATTACGGCTGTAACAACCTTGGGTGTAGGTCAACCAACCTACACAATAGCAAATACAACTACAGCGATTGATGCTCTTGTAGTGGGTGCTCCTCTTGTTAATGGTGATGAGGACAATCAATATAAAGTAGCAGCAATTGATACTGATCCTGTAGGCGTTGCAATCCATGTTTCTGGAACAGAGCAAGCATACAGTACTGGAGCAGTGAATTTCCCCACCAAAAAAGCT